TGGTATTGAGTGATTGGGAGATCAAGGCACGCTGCAAGGGCAGCAATATGGTGGTGCCGTTCGATCCGGAGCTGTTGAACCCCGCCAGCCTTGATGTGGTGCTAGGCGATCACTTGATGGTCGAGAGTATCTATCAGCCGGAATTCGTACGGTACGACATCTCGCTCAACACCGAGTCTGACCCGTACTGGCTGCAGCCTGGTGAATTTGTCTTAGCTGAGACGCAAGAGACGTTCAATCTGCCTGAAGATCTATCGGCGCAATTTGTCCTTAAATCCAGCCGAGCCAGGGCAGGCTATCAGCACATGTTGGCCGGATGGTGCGACCCAGGCTGGCACGGCAGCCGCCTGACATTAGAACTCAAGAATGTGCGGTTACATCACCCGTTGCCACTGTATCCTGGCCTCAAAATCGGCCAGATGGTGTTTCATACCATGTCCAGTGTGCCACTCAACAGTTATGCAGACGTTGGCCACTACAACAACCACTCGACGGTGATGCCATCGGTGGTTTGAATAGGACAACCGATCTCACATCATGGGCTGGGCTGACTGGATGATGGTAGAGCAGTCTCTAGAAGAGGAGCTGCACCTCGAAGCTACGGTGCGCGAGATCACAGACACTACCGACACAATGGTGCTGACTGACCTTTGTATTCAACTTACACGCCAAAATTGGCACCAGACCAAGCTCTTGAAGCAGGCAGTCTATAGGGTGATGGAACTAGAAGCCGGATTGACGGCTGAGTAATACATGCGCACCGCCTGCTCATAGATCCACTTAGCCTGCCATTCTTGCCCGTGTTCGCGGGTCATGCCGCGTATGTGATCCGCCAAAGCGGCCCAGATGGTGTGTCGATCTGGACCAGCTCTGGGGGCGGTGTCATCAGCTTGCCACGAAGTTCAGATAACGGCGCATCTTGTTGTTGATGCGCAGTAGACGTTGCCGCACTGCCTCTCTGGAGACAGATTCCGCTGTAGCTATCTCTTGCAACGTACTTAAAGCGTAGCCATCCAAGCCGTAAGCCATAGATGCCACCACGCGTTCCTTTTTAGGCAGCTTCTCGATGACTTTGCACGCCTTATCGATTAGCTGCCGTTCAGCAGATTCTTCAAGTGCGTCTTTCTGCTCACGGTCTGGGATGATGTCGATCAGCTGTGCGCCGCCGTCATCACTCATTTGCGTGTGCAGGCTGCCCATCCTGGGATACCGCTCAAGCAACAACGCCAGCTGCTCGGGCTCCATGTCCAGGTATTCGGCTGATTCTTGCGTCGTGGGCGCCCTGTCGTTGGCTTCATGGAACCGTGCTGCCCATTTGCGCAGCTTGGTCAGGCTGTCGAGATGGTTAACAGGCAGCCGCATTACGCGGTCCTGTTTCTGAATCGACCGGCTGATGCCTTGGCGGATCCACCAATACGCATAGGTGCTGAATTTGTAGCCGCGTTCAGGATCGAACTTCTCGACCCCACGGATCAGTCCAATGCTGCCCTCCTGCACAATATCCATGAATGTCATGGTCTGCACGAGGTGGGTGCTGCGCTTGGCGACATGCGCCACCAGGCGCAGATTGGCTGAGACCATGCGCTCTTTGGCACGCCTGCCGAATCGCAGGGTGCGCTGCTCTTGCGCAGTATATGGGCCTTTGGGCTTGTCCTCTAGTAGCCGCATCATCGCTTGGACTCTGCGGCCGCACAGGATCTCCTCTGTGGCTGTCAGCAACGGTACGCGATTTATTGCTGCGTAGTAGCTGTCTTCCGCGGACTTTGGCATGAATAGATAGCTTTCAAAAGTAAGAGATAGAGGATGGCGTCGTCAATGCGACCGGTGATGGGCTCTGATTTGGCCCTCTCTGGCTCTCGGATGTGGTTCTGGATCGCGTCCATGTGCTTGGTCAGATAGACGAAGCACACGGCATCCGGAGCCAACCCAAGCGCCTTCGAGAGCCGCCTGAAATTGTCTAACTGGTTGTCGCTATTGGCATATTCATGCCCTTTGCTTTGTGTCAGGCGGGTGATATCGTCCCAAGTATCGCCGCAGAGCGCGACGAATTCCTGGGTGCTCATCTCACAATTCGTGACCATGGTGCGTCCTTGGGGTTGGGGTTGTTGGGTCGCCATGTGTATTCGCAGTCATCCATCAGCCAACGGTAGAAGCTAGGGCTGAAGCCGCAGTAGGCGGGGTGCTTCGGCCATGATTCACCGAAAAAGTCGATGACGTCGGCGGTACTGACGTCTGTAAGACACCGTGCAATGGACATGGGGGTGTGGCCGCGCTTGCGCAGGCGGATAGCCTCTTGGGCTTGCTCGAAAGTCATGTGTTGCAGTAGGTGTCGTTAAAGAGTCCGTGCAGGGCGGCTTGCGATACAGCATCAATGGGCGACTTATGCAGTCGGTCCCACATCTGCTCTGCTAGCAGCTCACGCACATCGATGGCATGCTGCCCGGTGCCGTTGATCTTGAGGTACAAAATCGATTCTGCGGTGTCGCAAAATTTGCAGAAGGCAGCTGTCACGTCTTCCATCTTATGCACCTCGTCAAGCGGTGGGAAGATGTCAGACTCAAGCTGATTGAGCCAGGCTTTGACTTCTGGCGTTTTGTGTGGTGTGGGCATGTCGCCTGTCCGGATTTCGGGCAGATCGTGGATTAATGCCCACTCCTCAGCGAGTACCTGCTCATTGATAGGCAGCCGGATCGACGGCCCCCATTCTCTGACCAAGACCCACACGCGGTACATATGTTCCGCGATGTTTTGCCTGGTGGCGGTGTGCACAATGCCCCATCTGGAGATGTGACTGGCACGCAGGAAGGTGGCGGCACCTTCGAGCTTGCCTTGATGCCTATTGGACATGTGAAAGGGCCCCATTGTCTTGTCGTTTCCAGCGGCGTGCGCGGTTTTTGGTCATCTTGCGCATGACGGCCTGGTGCATATCTACCTGCTGTAGATGGAACAGGTCGAGCACCAGTATCGCCACGTCTGCCAGTTCCATTGGATCTGACATGCGCTCTGATGCGATCAGCTCGCCGATCTCTTCCAGCAGCTTGGCAATGGTGGACATTGCGTCACGGTCTGGATTGACGGTATCAGCCCAACTGGCGATGTCAGCCTGCAGCTCCTCGATATCGCTGGTAGATCGCTTTGATTCGATCAGCTTCGATAGCCGGTGCGCCGACCCGGTAGATGTCTGCGAGAGACGGTCCGAACCCGAGGTATTGGACATTGGTGCATTCATTGAGTCGTTCCCAGATGTCAACCAGGTGCTTGTACTGGACTGGATATTGCGCAAAGTTCAGGAAGCCAACCTGAATATTGCTCTGATAGCAAGCTTCCATCGCTTGCTGCTGGCTCCAGGTGAAGATGCGCCGTGGCAGCTTAGTCACCGTGGTGAGTTCCTGCTGCTGACCGATCGACTCAAACGAAATCTCGGCTGAATCGTGGTAGCTCGGGCCACTCCATTCCCCGGCCTCGGGCCTGTTGGCCACACGGATCGGGAATGTGCGAAATGTGCCATGCACCGTGGGGCTGCCATTCATCATGGGCACACCAGTATCTGACATGATGGACGATGCCGTCACATCACGACAGGTGGTGTATGGATATTGCCCGTGATACATCGACAAGCTGAAGCCCTGGCAACTCTCGATCAGCAGTGAGGCTGACTCGGCATAGATCCGCTGCATCTTGGCAGTGTCAACTGGGATGATGAACCGCATCACCGGGTGATCTGCCTGGCTGATGGTGTTGAGCTGCTCTGGATTGCGCCGGATACGCTCAATTTGAGCTGCGCCGACACCTTGCCTGGTGGAGCCTGGTGCGGTGCCGCCTTTAGATTCAGCCTCGCGGTGCCTGTCGTAGACGCAAGCTGCGTGCCGATGCACATAGATATGCACGTTGCGGAATTCGGGCAACCGCTCGTACAGGTCGCCGATTTCGCCAGCCAGCCGGTCCAGGTCGATCAGGCTGCCAGGGCCGAGCACGATCTGCTGCAGCATCGGTGACGTGATGCCGCTAGGCAACATCTTGTGGATGTACGTGCTGCCGTCCCAGACCAGGGTGTGGCCTGCATTAGGTGATGGTGCGTACGCGATCGTGTCGCACTGGATGTGCTGCGCCAGAAAGCCTGCGTATAGGCCCTTACCGGTCGAGCCGTACTGCGCGTCGATGATGAGGTGGCGCTTACGCATGGGCCTCCAGGCGATCCAGAATTTCAGTCAATTTAGAGCGCACGCGACGGCGTGAGCCATCGGTCGCTTCACCTGCCACGATGTAGGCGAATTGAGCGACGCGTTGTGCTTCATCTGGGTCAAAGCCCCAGTCGATGGCGCGTCGTGCGAGCTTCCGTGCTCCATAAATGCCGCCGTAGTCCCGGCGGATCTGCTTGGTAACTTCGCTGACCAGCTTGTGATTTGACCAGCCAGCATGCGGTGCTTGGGATGTGGATGCTGACATCAGAACAGGTCGCCTTCTGCAGAGGTCTGTGCAGCGGCCGGCTTGGCCTCTACGCCATAGTCGTCGATGCTGAGCGACAGGCTGATATACGACTTACCAGACTTAGATTGCTTCTTCCAGCCTGCGACACGGACCTTGATGCGGCCTTCGTCGTCGGTGTTGTACTGGTTGGCCATCACCTGGTCATAAATCGCTAAGAAGTCTTCCTTGGTGATCTGGCCGGGTCCAGTGAAGTCAGGCTGGTTGTCGCGCTCTTTGCGCTCGTTCTTGAACAGGCTGCTGTTGAAAGCGGGCATCAGAGGTTAGGTGAAAGGGTGGATTCGTAGGCGACGACAGCTGCGATCGGGTAATAGATGCGACTGGAGTGGCCGGCCTTGATGTGTTTGGGACCGCGTGCAACGCGACGCCACCGGGCCAGGGTGACTAGAGATACGGGAAATGGTGTATCCTCCCAACGTGCGACCAGCTGAGCAGGCGTTAGGTGCTGCTCAGGGTCAAATTCAAAGGAAGTCGTCATCCGAGATCTTCGATGATTGCTTTGTCATTTTATGATCGCCGTGATCGGCATCATCATCAGGGCAACCAGCTGCCAGGTTGAGTATGGCGAGCAATGCGTACCTGCGCTGATATGTGACGGCACCGCCCCAGGCATGCAGGGCATTCCCTTTGCGGTGGTCGCCAATGACCAGCAGCGTCTCAGACTCAATTTGCTCACCAGAGATGTGCATCAATGTCGTCACAAGGCTGTTGCATCGAAACGTCTGTGATACTGCCAGATCTTGCTCCAGCAGATGTGGTGTCACGGCTGCCAGCACGGTCTGCAGGTCTGCGTACGGACCATATTGAGCTTGTGATAGCTCACGGATTGCGCCGACATTCTTATGGAATGCGAGCAGTGCCGCTACGATCTTGCTCATGATGCCCACACGGGTAGGTTGACTTCCACAATGTCATCGGAATAGGCAGGCCAGGGTCGACTAGGCCCTAGCGTGTTGAAGCAATCAGCCATCTGGTCCAGTAATTCACGGGCACGGCGTGAGCCGGCTTGGATCATGCTGTCGGATGCGCGGATCACTGACACGGCGTACGGTGCTTCCTTTTCTATGCAGATAAAGAGGAAGCCTTTAGGTCGTTGACCGGTCGCCCATTCGATCACGTCGAGATAGAACCCCGCCTGCACGTGATACTGGTAGTTGGCGATCGTCTTGGTGAATGCTTCAGGTGATGCATTCTGCGTGGTCTTGAGATCAACCACCCAGCCTGAGTCCGTGATGCAATCGGCTCGGCATTTCACTTCTAGGCCAGTCTTAGGACAGTTGGCCAGGAATGTGGCCTCTTTGTAGCCCTGTGCAGACAGGATCTTGTGAGCCATTGGGTGGCCCTGCAGTGCCAACGAGAGCCGATGGCACATTGCATTAGTACCCATAGGCACTAGCGTTTGCCTGGCGTCGGTGGCCTCTTCCTCCGCCCGGCGGTATGCCTTGGACACCTTGCTCGCAGTGGGTGCCTCGACATACTTGAGCTTGTATTCCAGAGGCTCTAGAACGTATGCGTGGAAGGCAGCACCAAATAGCATTGCTGGTGTTGGTGCTTTGACCTGGGCTTTGGGATTGAGGAACTGGTGCCAAAAGTGTGCCGGGCTTTGTCCAAAAGTGATTAGTGCTGATCGGCCAATAGCACTCAGACTGTGGTATTCATCGTGTGTCATGTCGATAGGCCATGGTTTGCTGTTCATTGCTAGAAGAAACGACAGGGCTATAGTACCATCTATATCAAGACATGTCAATCTATTGCAAGTGATGTTATCGTGAGTCTGTTGCGACACCCCAGTGCTGCGTCCTTATCAGCTAGATCTCATGCACCGTACCAGAGTGGCGATGCGGTCGCACGACAAGGTGCTGACGGTGCTGCCGACTGGTGGTGGCAAGACCCGCATCTTCTGCGAGATCGCCAAGGCTGCGCGGGCCAAGGGTGCCCGTGTGCAGGTACTAGTGCACCGTCGTGAGCTGGTAGATCAGACGCCAGATGAGAGTGTGCGCACGATTCAGTCGTGGCAGCCTGATGGCGAGGATCTGGTGATCGTCGATGAGGCCCACCACGCCTGCGCACGTACTTGGAAAGACAAGCTGCAGCAATGCGCCAAGGTGCTCGGATTCACAGCCACGCCACAGCGGCTCGATGGTGGCGGCCTCGATGTGGTCTTCGATGATATGGTGGTTGGCCCCACGTCTGCACAGCTGATCGATGACGGCTGGTTGTCGCAGTACAAGCTGTTCTGCCCGCCTGGTGCCGCAGATCTAAAAGGCGTGCGCCGCACTGCTGGTGACTACAACCGCAAGCAGCTGTCTGAGGCCGTGTCACAGACACGCGTGGTGGCTGCAGCCGTGAAGAATTGGCTGTTGCTTGCTGGCGGCCGACAGACAATCGGCTTCTGCGCCAGTGTGGCTCACATGGAAGAAGTCGAATACAGCTTCAGGGCAGCAGGCATCAAGTGCGCCACGATCGATGGCAAGATGCGCAAGGACCGGCGTGATGAGGCGGTGCGCCAATTTCGTGATGACGAGATCACGGTGCTGCTCAGTGTCGATCTGATATCGGAGGGCTTCGATGTCCCTGCTTGCGATTGCGTGTTGCTGCTACGGCCTACTCAGTCCCTAGGTCTGCACCTGCAACAGGTCGGCCGTGCATTGCGTCCTTCAGATCAGCATGCTGTCATCCTCGACGCGGCCGGAAATAGCGAACGCCACGGTATGCCAGATGATAGCCGGCAGTGGTCCCTGACAGGCCAGCTAAAACAACGGGCTGGATTGGTTGCAAATGTGCCGGTAAGAGTCTGCCCGCAATGCTTCGGAGTACACAAACCGCATTTGCGCGTATGCCCATTCTGTGGATATAGTCACCCATTAGATAGCCGGATACCAGAGGAACGCGACATCCTACTACAGGAGAAGGAGCAGAAGCGCCGGCAGATGCGCCGCGACATCGGACGTGCACGCACGGTAGAAGATTTGGAGCGAATACGGGCAGAGCGGGGCTACCACCCTGGGTGGGTAGACCACGTTCTCCGTTCACGTCACAAGCACTTCAAATGAACTGTCCACATTGCGGCTCTACACAGACCGACATCATTCTGTCCTATCCGAGTGCACACAATACACGGGTGCGCCGTCGTAGATGCTTCGACTGTGCCGGCCGGTGGCACACTATCGAGTCCCAGGTCCCTGACGAGCATGTGCGGGCTTCCTACGCTGAAGAAGGCAAAAGTCTTGGTGTTTTGCCAGGCTTCGCCCGAAAGGTGGTACAGTTCTTAATGAATTGACATAGCCTTTCATTCTTGATATAATATGCACATGAAGGGCAATGAGCTCTTTCCCTCCGATCATGCCACAGATCACACCATACGGCCTCGTCCAGCAGATGACATTTCTGATGGAGCACACACGCGATGCCGTCGAAGATGTCCAGGTGCTCATCGGTGAAGAGCGCGAGGAGCGCCGCAGCGATGCGATCGCCTTCGCCGCACAGCTTGACGTCTACCTGGCCTTCTGCGAGAAGTCCGGCCAGCCTGAGCACGTGGTGCGCCATGGCACCGTTCAGTCCGAGATGGCTCGCGGCTACTTGGAGCTGATCAAATGAGAAGCTCTACTGCTGACACCTGGGCTGTCATCTTTGGTTATTTCTTTGTTGCTGCCGCTGGCTGGCTGGTTCTGACATCGACTCTTGACGACATGACACGCCGCGACTGCCAGTATGGCGTCCAGGCTGCCTGCGAGGCCCTTAAATGAGGCTCAAATTTGATGTGTCGCACGTCCGCACCGGCGAGGCGTGCAAGGTCTACATGAGCGTGTCTGGGTGGACGAAGGCCACCGTGATACAGAAGCATAGTACGAGTATCACAGTTAAATTGGTGAGTGGCCGTTACGTCACGGTCTTTGATTCACGCAACGTCAAAAAGTAATGGTCCAGCCTGAGACACGCCTTCAGAACCAGATCCGCCTGGCAGTCAGTGCGAATTGTGAAGGCGTGACGCTCTACCGCAACCACACTGGTGCGCTGCGAGATAATCGTGGCAAGTTCGTTCAATTTGGCCTGTCACCCGGCAGCCCTGACCTGGTGGGCTATAAGAAGGTGCAGGTCACCGAAGATATGGTCGGCCAGGACCTGGCGGTATTTGTAGGCATGGAGATCAAAGTGCCTGGCGAGAAGGCACGAGACGATCAGCAGCACTGGCTAGACCGCCTCGAAGAACATGGCGGTATCGCTGGAGTGGTGCACTCCGAAGACGAGGCAATTACCTGCCTTTCCTAGGTATTGCGGCTACGTTGGGTATGTGATAGCGTGCCTATGGAAATGCCCCCTGTGCCGGCAGAAAGCACAAGGGGCAGGGCCACAATCCCAAGCAACCACATTGTAACAGATGTATTCATCTGCAAAAACTCCCTGTCCTATATGCGGTCGCACGTCTAGCGGCTGCAAGACGGACGGAGACTTGCTGTATTGCCGTATTGGCACCAAGACCAGCCCATTCCAGAAGCACCCGCAGCTCAAGACCGGTGATGTGGTCGGTGAGTGGGCATGCGTCAAGATCAACCCAACTGCTGAATGTGTGACCTTCAAGCCGCACAAAGAACGCACGGCTGTGAAGTACCGGTCCTGGAAATATTTTGCACCGAATGGCCGGTCTTATCAGCACAACCGCACCGACTACAACGTCGGCCCTAAGGATGTCACCTGGTCTAAGGGCACCAAGGTTGATGCACTGTTGCCGTTGTGGTACGAGAGCCTGCCGGATTCTGGCGCAACGGTCTATGTGGTCGAGGGTGAGACCTGTGCTGAGGCGTTGCGTGCCTTAGGCCTGTGGGTGACCAGTGTGCCGAACGGTAGCGGCAGCTGGAAGGGCAGTATGCCTGACATGCCCAAGCTCCAGGACAATGACCTGGTGCTGTGCCCTGACCGTGACCGACCTGGTGTCGAGCTTATGCAGCGGCTCGGTGACACCTTCCCTGGATCGTCATGGCTCTGGGTGGAAGGCACGAACGCGGATGCATGGGACGACCCGTCTGACGGCTATGACGTAGCCGACTGGGTGATAGATGGCGCTGACCGAGAACGCATAGAACTTGCCATTCGACGGGAAGCGCCACAGCTTCCGGTCGCGCCGTGGTATGAGCGGATTGGTGATTACAAGACTGAAAAGGGTGGCTACAGCCGCCTGAAACTGCTTGATCTGTCGAAGGTCCTTTCTTCGATGCTCCATAGCGCGTTGCGTTGGAACGACTTAAAGCAGGCTATCGAGATCGATGGTGCGCCGATGTCGGAAATTGATGCCAAGCTCAGCTATGGCAGCTTCCAGGCTGCGCATATTGATGTCTCCAAGGATGTCGCACAAGATGCCCTGCTGCTCAGTGCCCGTGAGCGGCCCTATCACCCGATCCGCGACTACCTGGAGTCGTGCAATGATCCACTAGATGACGTGACGTGGCAGAACATTGCAGGCGAGCTGCTGGGCACGCATGCTGTCGACTTCGATAATTCGGCATTGCGCAAGTGGCTGGTCTTTTGCGTGGCCCGCATTTATGAACCGGGCTGCCCGTGCGGTTTTGTGCATATCCTGGCTGGTGACCAACACCTCCATAAGACGCGCTTTTACAACACCCTCGCATCAGAGGCCTGGTTCTATGAGGGCTTCATCAAGACCAACAAAGATGCAGACGATATCACCGGCCTGCATATGCGGTGGATCTGCGAATGGGGCGAACTGGATGGTGGCATCAAGAATCGCGACAGTGCAGGCCTCAAGAATTTCATCACCCGCAAGACCGACCTGGTGCGTGAGGCATACGGCAAGGGTCATAAGGAACGGCCGCGTTCTTTCGTGCTATGTGGTACCACCAATAAAAAGGACGGCTTCTTTAGCGATGAGACCGGCAACCGCCGATTTGTGATCTTCAATGTCGAGGAGCGCATCAACAGCGAGAAGATCGAACAGCTGCGTGATCGGATCTGGGCCAGTGCAAAGCGCGAGTATTTCAAGGGCACGCAGTGGTTCTTAGATGAGGCCGAGACGCAGATCAACAATGACCGCAACCGTGGCCTATATGCCGAGGACCCATGGCTGGAGAAGATCTCCTCGCACCTGGTCTACCGGTCCACCGAGTACGTCATCAGCAGCGACCTGTTGACTCACGTGCTGGAGGTGCCGATCGAACGTCAGACGCAACGGGAGCTGGTGCGGATCAACCGCATCTTGACTGCGTGCGGGTATTACAAGAGCCGCAAGAAGCTTAATGGCTCGTTCAAGCACATCTGGCGGCGTTGCGGCACTGACGAGTGATACCTACCTATTACCCGCCCTTACCGTCTGTTACCTACTCATGTCTTTTGTAGCTGTTCGATCTCTTAACTGCGATATCAGGCGCGAGCAGGTATTACAGGTAAGGGTAGGTAATGCAAGGCGTCAATCGGGACGCGGCCGGTGTTCGGTTTACTTACTTTACCCCCTATATAGGGGGGGGTTAGAAAAAAAGTTGGTTGTCGGGAAGGGAAAAAAGGAGTGGGTAGGTAAGTAGGTAAGTAGGTAATTTGCGTTAGATTTGAGGCATGGCCCCAAGGACTCCAGAAAGCATCCGCAAAGACCAACTCCGGGTGGTCAAACAGTGGCTCGACTTGTCCTGGCCACGGCACCGCATATATGAGTCTGCTGCACAGGCCTGGGACTTCGACAATGACCAGACAGACGCGCTGATTTCAGATGCGAGGTCTGAGTACAAGAGCTCAATGAGTGTGGAACGCTCGGAGTTCCTGGCACAGCAGATGACCAGGCTTGAGGCACTTGCTGCCAAGGCCCAGGAAGACGGGCAACTGGGTGTGGCGCTAGGATGCTATCGGGAGCTGCACATGCTCGCGAGTCTTACTGGGAAGTAACGATGGCCAAACTGCGCCGATATCGTCGTGACAAACGCGGCCGATTTGCTGCCACAGGCTCTTCGAGCAAGAATGCTGGCAAGCCGCCGATGAAGCCTCGGAGTGAAAAAGCCACTCAAAACAAGCGCAGCCGGCAACGCGCTGATGATCGACTAGAAGGCGCACTGAAAAAGGATGCTGGCAAGGTCGTTCGCGACAATACTTTGACTGGTCGCACGCATAGCGCAAGCTATGACAAGAGCACAAAGACCAAACAATTCCGGTTCAACCGCACTCTGGACAAGAAGCTAGAGAGCGACAGAATGCTCAAGGCGCAACGTGCGACCAAGGCAGGAGATGCCAAAGAGGCCGATTTTCAACGGCATCTGGTCAGGTTCCGGCATGCACGCACTGCACCGGGTAGTGAAGGCCTGGCCAAAGAAGCTGCAGCCTTCAATTACACAGGCAGGCAAGGTCGCAACGTTGCTAGCATGCAGCTTAAGAATCTTGAACGAGAGCGCCGCACCAGAAGGCGTAGAGGCGCAATGCGCGGCGGGCTCTGACAATGGCACGCCGATATAACAGAGACAAAAATGGCCGCTTTGCTAGCACTGGAGCTGGTGGTGGTGGTCGTTCTTCGGCACCTAAAACACGCAAGCCTGGGCCAACTCAAGAAAAAATCGCGAAGCTTGAATCACGCATTAAGCGCCAGGAACAGTTCGTGCGCCGGATGGGTGTAGGCAAATTCTCTGCCAGCGAGATCAGGATCGAGAAGCAGGAATTGCAGAGACTGCGTTCTAGTGTTGCTGGCCTGAAGGCTCGCGGTGGGCGCTGATGGAAGAAGGCGTGTGGGTAGAATATGAAGATCTCAAAGCTTGGGTGAGTAGCCACCACCTAGTGCACGAAAAATATTTGATGCTGCAACGTCTTTATGAGAACCGGCAGGATCACTTGAACCAGGCGTCGGCGATATCGGTTGAAACGTCGAAGCCATAGTTCTCATTGGCGACATCAATAAGAATATCGAACAGGATATGGTCTGCGTCGATCTTGTCGAGTTCGCGGCCCAGCGTGATCATTTCGTCAGCACTCAAAGTCTTGGCCTTGGTAGCGAATTCTTCGAGGATGGCTTTTTTGCTGATCATTTGCTTGATGGTGGAATTGGGTGGGAGGGGCGGTGAAGGATTCTAGGTCGCTCTTTGCTCACCTGAGGGTCCGTTTTGCCCTCCCATATACGTAGTATATCATGCCATAAGGGAAAATGTCAATCCCTTTCAGCATGAATCACTCGATAAAAGGCCAATTCAAGGGCCGTGAGGCCTTTGGTGGATTTGGCCGCAGCTGCCTTCTTTTTGGCTGCGGCTATAACATCCTGGGGGCGGTGCCCCCAGCCGGTCTGGCCTGTCATCAGGCGTGCATGGCGCGGTAGGTGGCCAGGCCTTGCTCGGTCAGGCAGATGTAGCGCTCAGACTTGGCGTTGCTGTTCCAGGAAGTGGTCTCCATCATGCCTGCCTTCTTGAGATTGGACAGGCGGGGTGCGTTCTTCAGGCTGATCTTGGGGATGTCGCGGCCAAGGCGTGCTGCCGGGGGGTGGCCGTTCTCGAAGTTCACATCATCAGTGGCAGCGTAGATCTGTGATGCCAGCTCAAAGAAAAAGTCTTTGGTAGCCTGGTTCAGCTTGTCCCAGGTGATGCCGCTGCTCTTGGTCTTTTTGGTGGCTTCTTGGGGCCGGGCTTCAATCTCAAGCAGCTGGGCCAGAGTGGTGACTGCAGTCGCTTAGCTGATGCGCTTATTGCCGGCGAAGATGTAGCCGTTGGGGCGGAATTCGATGCCGCGATTGCGGGCAGCGCTGCCGTCTCTTTTCGAGACTTGCAGCTGGCGCTCGACGATGTGAAGAGCTTGCTCGGTGTAGGTGCGGGTCATGGTGTGAAAGGGAGGGCTCTTTGCCCTCTATATACAAAGTATAACATACACTTTCACAAAGTGTCAACAATTGCCACTCATTACAGTCTATGCTTTAATGCGTTTACGGATGCAAAAAGCATCCACCGCACCTGGACAAATGAAGAACACGCGCAGCGACGTCGAGTGCTACGCACTGGCAAAAGAGCTGTTGAGCTTGCCGAGCGGCCGTCAAGGCTGGACTCAGGTGGCATTGCAGCTCTCAGAGCTTTCAGCTTGGGAAGTCCAGCAAGTCATGGACCGATTCAATGCTGAGGCCAGCCACGCCAAGCATCTCGCTACTATCGCTCAATATTACCTTTGGGTGAAAGGCGGTGACCCGGTAGAGATGCAGGGCACCACTCACGTTGCTTAAATACGAACGTCTAGAGCATCAAGCGCTCCTACGTTCTGACACATAGCCGCCTGCTGCACCGTGCGAATATCACGTCGCTGCAGGCAGGCTCTTTCTAAGATCTCCTCCTTGCTACCGCCATCCTCAGCCGCCTGCATATAAGCTTGAAGCTTTTTACGTGCGCCATTTGGGATGTGGATCATCAAAGACTTGGTGTCGATGCACCTGGTGATCGCCTGTCTGATCCACCAGTATGCATAGGTTGACATCTTATAGCCGCATTCCGGGTCATATTTTTCAGCTGCTCGCTGCAGGCCCAGGGTGCCTTCTTGGATCAGGTCCTGGAAGGTGAGTGGCGTGCCCTTGATCGCATAGGTGTACTTCTTGGCGATCGATATCACCAGCCGCAGGTTGCTGCAGACGAACGTATCGCGTGCACGCCGACCAGAGCGCACCACTGACGGCGGCGGATCAGGGTGCTGTAGCCAGGCTTGAATACGCCGGCCCAGCTCGATCTCTTGATTCTGCGTGAGTAGCGGATACCGTGTTGCCGTTGCGATGAAATCGCCGATATCGGTCATACTCACATAGAGCTCAACGCATAAAATAGCGAATGAGTGGATATCGAATCAAGTGCCGAGCATACTGGATTCTGTCTCAGATGGTTTGATCCTGGCAGGTCCAGAAGATGAAGGCGTGTCTGCAGAACAGGTGCTAAGCCGGCTCAATGCTACTCTGTTGCCACATCAGACTGCCTTTTGCGAAGATCAGGAACACCGGATCTTGGGTCTGGTGTCTGGCTTCGGTGCAGGCAAGACATATGGCCTGTGTGCTAAGGCCATCAACATCGCGGCTGCCAATATCGGCTACGTATCTGCGATCTTTGAGCCTGTTGCGCCGATGTTGCGTGACATCCTCGTGCGGTCGATGGACGAGCTGCTAGAAGCTATCGACCTGCCATATGACTTCAGGGTGTCGCCACTGCCCGAGTACGTGCTGAAGTTCAAAGAAGGCGAGCACACCATACTGCTGCGGACCATGGAGACATGGAATAGGATTCGAGGACAGAACCTCTGCGCGGTAGGTTTCGACGAAGTAGACACCACTAATAAGCGCACGGCAGAGCAGGCGTCACGCATGGCACTGGCCCGCTTGCGTTCTGGCAATGTGCAGCAGTTCTACGTGGCGACCACACCCGAGGGCTTCGGCTGGGCCTGGGAGACGTTTGAGCGTGAGACGGCACCTGACAGGCGATTGATCCGAGCACGGACCGCCGACAATCCGCACCTGCCTGACGGGTTCATCGACTCGCTGATGGCCAATTACCCAGAGAAGCTGATCAAGGCTTATCTAGAGGGCCAATTCGTCAATCTCAACACCGGTGCTGTCTACGATCGGTTCAACCGTGAGACTCACATCAGCCAGCCGCCGATTGGCCTTGATGGCGAGCCGCTGCGGGTGGGTCTCGACTTCAACGTGTCAAACATGTCGGCCGTCATCGCCGTGCGCACCAACAACCAGTTGCACGTCATCGACGAGATCAGCGGTGCACATGATACTGACGCACTTGCTAAGGAGATCAAGTCGCGATATCCTCACCGCAAGGTCTACATCTATCCCGATGCTTCTGGCGGCAACCGCAGCACAAACGCGACACGCACTGATATTCAGATACTGGAATCTTATGGCTTTAGTAATCAGTCTCCCAAGGCGAATCCTCCAGTACGTGATCGGGTGGCTGCTGTACAAGCTGCTCTGGAGAACGGCAAAGGCGAGGTGAGACTGCAGATTGCGCAGCAGTGCATCCGCACGATTGAGTCGCTGGAGCTCCAAAGCTACACAGATAAAGGTGAGCCAGACAAAGACGCCGGGTACGACCACATGAACGATGCCCTGGGATACCTGGTCTGGCGTGAGCTGAACCCGCTGTACGTTAACGCCGGCAGGGGCACGGGGATCCGGCTCTATTAAACTACAGGTATCGGGCTTTGGGCGGTCGTGTATTCAGGATACAACTTTTACGACCGCAAAGCAGCGGCAAATGTCACGCACGTCAATGACCCCAATGGTGCGTGGGTCAATCAAGAGCCGCACTGGGTGCTGATTGAAGACCTGATCGGCGGCACGTATGAAATGCGACGGCGGCACAGGCGATACCTGCCGCAAGAAGTGCGTGAGCTGGATGAAAGCTACGATCGGAGACTCGCACGTAGTGTGTGCCCGCCATATGCACAGCGTCTCGAAAGGATGCTGGCCGGCATGCTCACCCGGAAGCCTGTCAGGCTGAATGACTCGTCGGATCTAATCCGTGAGCAGCTATTTGACGTTGACCTGATGGGCAACGACCTGAATATGTGGACTTATGAAACGGCCCGCAAGATGATCAGGTATGGGCATGTCGGCGTGCTGGTGGATGCACCACCTGCTGGCACTATGGGCCGGCCATACTGGGTGACATACACGCCGCGTGACATCCTCGGATGGCGGTCAGAGCTTACTGATGGCGCACAACGACTGACTATGCTGCGGCTGGCTGAGAAGGTCACAGAACCTGACGGCGAATTCGGCGAGAAGGTGGTGGATCAGATCCGGGTGCTGACGCCTGGTGAATTCAAGATCTACCAGCGGAAGGAAAAAGGCGACTTTGAGATCACGGATGAAGGCACCACCAGCACCACTGAAATCCCATTCAGTGTGGCATATGCCAACCGCGTCAATTTCTTAGAGTCGCGGCCACCGCTTGAAGACATCGCCGAGCTGAATCTCAAGGCATACCAGGTCCAGTCTGACCTCGACAACCAGTTGCATATTTCGGCCGTGCCGATGCTGGCCTTCTTTGGCTTCCCATCAGCTGCTGAAGAGGTGAGCGCCGGACCAGGTGAAGCAATTGCATTTCCAGCAGAAGGCCGCGCCGAATATATCGAGCCTGCAGGCAACAGCTTTGATGCGCAGTTCAAGCGGCTGGCGCAGATCGAGCAGCAGATCAACGACCTGGGCCTGGCGGCAGTGCTAGGCCAGAAGCTGTCAGCTGAGACAGCCGAGGCCAAGAGGATCGACCGCAGCCAAGGCGACTCGACGATGATGGCGATCGCCCAGCAGATGCAGGACATGATCGACAACTGCCTGCGATTCCATGCGGAATTCCTGCAGGACACGCAGCCTGGCAGCAGTTATATCAACCGTGACTTCCTGGGCCAGAGGCTCGAAGCACCTGACGTGGCCGCACTGCTGCAACTATACACAGCCGGCACCATCACGCAGAAGACGTTGCTAGACCGGCTCGCCGATGGCGAGATCCTAGGCGATGAATTCGAAGTCGAGGAGGAGTTAGAGGCCACGCAGCTTGACGGGCTGGCGGCAGAGCTTGATGCACCGCAGGTGACGCCAGGCCAAGACGACACCGTTCTGCCCGAGTGATGACTAGTGAGCACGCCGACTGTTCTGTTCCGCAATGCCATCGACCTGAATAGGTACAGCAACAACGTATCTAGGCGTCTGGTCGAGTCTTACAACCGCATCATCCTCGAATCGCTGCGCGAATTGGACGTGCTGGGTGTCGAGAACCCTACTTACAGGGCAGTGCGGCTGCGGTCGATATTGGCACAACTCAAAGAATCGCTTGATGGATGGTCAGCTGAGAGCCTCGGTCTGCTGGCCGAAGAGCTGACTGGGCTAGCCGAGATCCAGTCAACACAGGCTGCTGCCAATCTGCGAAATGTGCTACCACGCGGCATGCGCGATGCGGTCAACACGGTAGAAATCAGCCCGCAATTTGCCCGCTCTGTAGTGACGACCGATCCACTGGATACAGGAGTGGCGGTGCTCAGCGACGAGTTGCGAGACGTGCCTGCCGCATTCAGCCTGACAGCACGACAAGGCGCTGTGATCACGCTACCTGGTGGCGGCACCGTACAGAAAGCATTCCGTGGGCTAGCAGAGCAGAATGCTGCCAGATATGGGCAGATCATCCGCGATGGATTGCTGACTGGCGAGACCACCGATCAGATCGTCAGGAGATTAGCAGGAACGCTGCGATTTGGCCAGCGAGCAAGATCTGCACGACAGCTGGCACAGGCAGGCGGGCAGGTGACCAGCTTGGCGAATCGACAGGTGATGGCGCTGGTGCGAACGACCATCAACCAGGTGTCCACTGCTGCCAGCCGAGCCACCTATGAGGCCAACCGCAGCATCACACCTAAATATCAGTATGTCGCCACGCTTGATAGCCGCACGTCGCCGATCTGCCGTGAGCTAGACGGACAAGAATTCCTATACGGCGACGGCCCGACACCACCACAACATTTCAATTGCAGATCCACTATCGTGCCGGTTGTGGACTTCGAGGCGCTGGGGTTACCCAGGCCACCCGAAGGTATGCGGGCTAGCGCGAAAGGCCAAGTACCAGCCGACATGACGTACGGCGAGTGGATCTACAGCATGCGTAACACAGATGAAGGCCGGGAAGAAATCAAGGCGGCATTCAAGACCAAAGCGCCGTATTTCATGCACATGGCTAAAAAATTCGGGCCGAACCAGGCGATGCGCAAATTCCTGAGGGATGACGGGTCAGAAGTAACATTGGATGTACTTCGCAGACGGTACCCCAGTGTCTGAGTTGCACTCAAAATACAGATTCACGCCTCAAGGCGAAGCAGCACCCGCTAGCCCGCCAGCCAAACCGGCAGCCAAGAAAAAGGCTGCCAAGAAAACCACTACCGAGGACGAGTGATGCCTGGACATTACGGCCACAGCAAGCCCAAGAAAAAGGGTATGGGCAACAAGACCGCCAAGAAAAAGCCAATCAAGAAAAAATGAAAAAAGGCACCCGAGTCAGCTGGATGTACCAGGGCAAGCGCACCTTTGGTGTCGTGACAGGCTCGGGTGGCAAACGCGCCAGCATCAAGACCAAATCGGGCGGCACCGTCACGCGTGTGGGCTCTGATGAAGATCCGGTGATCCGCATCAAGTCAGAGTCTACCGGCAATGCTGTACTGAAAAAGAAATCGGAGCTGCGTGCTGCACCAAAGCGGAAGTGAAGTAAAGTGGT